AACCCTGCACACCCATCTATAGGTGGTTGGTATTCCTCTATGAATCCTAAGTCTAATAATGCTTTAGGTGTTATAGTCTCCTTAGCTATCCTATCAATAGCATCACTTATGATACTATTCTTACCATCTCCCCTCTCTCCCATGAGGATGTCTATGCTATTCTCTGCTGCTCCCATTCTATTTTCTAAGAAGTTGAATAGCTCTATGGTAAGGCTGTTATTCCTAGAGGTTTCCTCTCCCATAGCTACAGCCTCACTTATAAGGTGTAGGAACCTTTTATTTAATGTGTCCTGTGCAGATTCCTCTTCTAATACAGTATGTAGTATATCAAACTCAGATTCTTTTTTAGTATAAATAAACTTACCCTCATTAGTAAATGATGTTGGGTATACCTCTTGACCTTCTATAAAGCAAAGGTGAGGGTAATCTACGTGGTCGTTTATACTTAAGTAAGTGACGGTACTACCATCTCTTCTAAGGAATCTATCTCCCTTTTTTGCTGTTGTCAAATCAATCTGTTCTGCTTTCATCTTCTTTATTTAAATGGTTATTAATTGTCTCTATCAGGTGATGCCATACTTCTTCATCACAATCATCTCCTAAGCCTCCATTCCAATCGTCAAACTCTAGGATTTCTTTAATGATTTGTTTAAGCTCCCATTCTTTGAAGTAGTCTATGTTCCTGCGTATTGCAGATGAGGCGGTTGATGGAGCACCTGTCTTCCTTCCTAATGCGTACCTAAAGGCATACATTACTATTACCGTCGGTACTTCTACTTTATCTCGCATATCTCCTCCTTTAATTTAGTTAACCTATCGAACACGTTACCATGTTTATATGTTCTTTCTAATTCCTTTATTACCTCTTGCTTGGTTAAGCACATAATCCAATCAATCTGTTCATCGCTTAAGTCGGTGCATAGAGCATCACAATAAGGCATCTTGCAATCTCTACATTGTAACCTCTCTTTTATTTTATCTCGCATATCTCCTTAATGTTTAATAGTTTATGTCTAACTCCTTTAATAATGTCTAGGTTAGACATGTGGAAGTGGCCATAGAAGTGTTGATACTCAGAGTTTACACTATTTATCTCAGTAAATATATCAGAGATAATGTCTAACTCAATGTCTAAATCTCTGTTCAACCCCATATCCTTTAGTAGCCAATGTTCTATATTGTTCTTACTAACAGGAAATACTCCTCTTGGTCTAGTGTGAGTTATGACAATGTCTATATCTGCAGGTATTTCGTCTAACTCTTCTCTACTAAGTCTATTAACTCCTTCGTTCCACCAATAACTCTTACTAGGTGTTCTTTGTATCCTATCTACAGATACAGCTCCACCGTTTAAGTATACTCTCTTATCCTTACCTTCCACCTTAAGATTAAGTATGGTATGGTCAGGAATTAACTTCACATTAGATAACTTTAAGTCGTAATCACTATTGTTAAAGTATACAGGGTTATCGTGGTTACCTCTGATAGCATATAGCATGACGTTATACTTAGCCATCCTAGTATTAAGCTTTACTAATGTTGCTCTGTCTCCTGTGTAGCTAGAGAATCCTATACCAAAGTCTCCACAGTGTAGTACACACTTCTTCAATTTAGTGTCAGCACCTAGTAGCATAGGAGCTATTGCTAAGTTCTCTCCATGTGTATCTCCGATAGCGTACAGCACGTCATAATTTGTGTCATCAGTTATGTAGTTCATATTGATAGTTTAAAAAGTTAATGTCAATAATGTATCTTACTTGTATTTAATTAATAAATTATGTATTTCTAACTCCGCCCAATCGTAACACTCTTTAGGTGTATTGAATTTCTTAGAGGATTCTGTAACCCAGTTGCCTGTCTTCTTACCTCGTTTGTATACTCCGCAAATCCAACCTGAACCTGCATTAGCTAATGGGCTGACTTGAATCCAGAAACCTATACTTAGTAGGTGGTCTATATCTCTTTCACTCATCTTAGTCTTGTTTTAAAGTGGTCGAATTTGACTACTTTGGTTTATATTCCGTATTCCGATATGCGATATTGCCTTAGTCCATAGTGAGGGCAATCCCCATCACCCCCACAGACTTTTAAACCCCAATGGTTTAAACTAATTTGGTAACACTCACGCAGTTACCTCTCGTAGGTCTGCCTAACTCCATTCACTTTAGCAGTTGTGGAGCTAGGACTTTGTTTTCCAGCGTTCTAGCGGCTTGGTCTCTTAAAATCTATCTGTTGTATACCCACACTGTACTATAGGCGTAACTGATATGAATACAACCTCACTATCATAAGTTTTAGCGTAAGATGACTCTAATCTATTCTTAAGGTAGGTATTGTATTTAGGATTGTTAATGTCCTCCATAGTCTTTCCTATACATACCTCTCTAGAAGTAAAAACCTCACTCTTGTTCTGTAGCACTATCTCCCCCTTACGTTTAGTGTATTTCCTTACAGAGTAGGTTAACGTATTAAAGAATATAGGCATACTATACATCGCAAATATTACTCACCCTAGATATAATATCCCTTAGCTCTACATTTTCCTTAGACAACCTTCTTATGTCATCCACCAAATCATCAGTGTCATTAGAGATTAACGCTTTAGATACTACTCCATCATATCCATAAACCTCACTAAAGCAAAGGGCACTTAAATCTTTATAGAGCCTGCTAAATTCTTTATCTAAACATACGGCATTGTAGTAAGATTCTTTGTAGTGCATTATAGTGGCGTGGTGTTTATCAAAAACCTTACCTAGGGCAGCTAGCTTTACATCCCTAAACCCTTCTAGTATAGTTACAACTAGAACTGTATTAGTGTCTACAAATCTCCTCTTCCTAGTACCTAAATCCTTAACCTCTATGCCTGTCTGCTGGTAGGCTACCTTAATCATCTTCTTTATTATTCTTTTGTTTAGGTCTGTAACCCTAACGCCATTTACTCTATTAGTTATGGCAGTCCAAGGCATTTCTACGCTATCTTTATTCATATCTTTATTCTTTAAAATGAATCGCTATAAGACGATGTAGATGGTTCTATACCACCTATATTCTTCTCCTCGAAGTCTTCTGGGTCGGTAAATTTGGTAAACTCTTTTTTGAACTTTAATGGTAGAGTACCTATACCAATATTCCTACCCTTAGCGAATATTAAATCCACCAAACCTTCTGTAGAATTACCCGCATCATCCGACATAATCCCGTAATACTCTGGTCTATACACAAGCATAACAATATCAGAAGCTTGCTCGATTTCCCCACTCTCTCTAAGGTCGGACATAGTAGGTCTAGAACCATCTCTCCTATCAACACCTCTACTAAGCTGTGATAGAGCCACGATAGTTATATTTAACTCCTTAGCTATGTTTTTTAGTTCACGAGCAACTAGGGCTACCTCTTGCTCCCTTGAGTGACCACTACCCTTAACTAGTTGTAGGTAATCTACAAGGACAAACTTAACGTCCTTTGTTATTACGTACTGACGTATCTTATTAAGTAGGTACCTTAAAGAGGAGTCTTTACACTCGTCAATAAATAGTGTAGTATTTTCTAATTTACCTATAGCCCTATCCACCCTTTTAAGTTCTTCAGTCTCTAGAGTCCCTTTCATTATGTACCTATTATTAACCTCACTCTCTAAAGATACTAACCTCTGTAAAAGCTGAGTAGCACCCATCTCGTATGAGAATACTGCTGATGGTATCCCAGCCTTAGCACAATTATAGCAGAAGGCTAAACCTAGGGATGTCTTACCCATAGAGGACGCTCCACCTATTACTATGAAGTCAGTCTCTTGCCAACCTCCAGTAAACTTATCTACAGACTGAAACCCAGTAGGTAGTCCTATCATCTCGTCAGAGTCTATACGCTTTCTTATGTCGTCGTGTAGTATCTTTAACTGCTTCTTTATATCAGGTATATCATTACCCTTAACGTCGGATATGCTCCTAAGCTCAGACTCCATAAATGATAGTATATCAAACAGGTCTGTGTTTCCTTTTATTTTGGATACTGAATTACTTATAAGGGCAGATAATCTAACCTTTTTCTCTTCTTGCGATAAGAAAAGAATCATGTGTTCCGTTATATAATTATGGTAATCACTACTAATACATTGAGCTAATCTATAGTCAGTATCTTTATCTGTAATCTTAGACGCTATAACTAACATATCAACCTTCTCTCCTGCGTCTAGCCTACTCTCTATAACTTTGTAAATCTTCTTGTTTAAAAGGTCGGTGAATATATCTACAGACACTAAGGAGTGATTGTCGTAATAATCTCTAGGATAGGATATTAACCTACCTAAGAGTTTTTTCTCCATCTCTACGTTATCTTTCATCGGTTATATAATTTGGTTTAATGTATCTATTGGTCTTTTTAACGTCTTCCTCGTCTTTGGTAATCTCACTCTCCCAACCCCTAGCGTTAAGCCAAGTTCTAGGGTTTTTTCTATACTTTTTATTTGGTGTTGATTTTATGTATATTTCAACCCCTTTTATAGCTAATGCCATATCCGTTAGGGTTAGGTTCATGAAAGTAATATAAGCCTTAGGTCTGTCTACTTTCTTATCGTATAAACCCCAAAACATCTCAAAACCTCGTTCTCTTCTATCTTCGACACTACCTTCCTTCAACTTAAATAAAGGGGCAAATCGTACATCTTTTACTATAGTAGACTCTGTAACGTTATTATAAACAACCTCAGCCTCCTGTTTGTTGTTGTACTCTGCTACTATAATTTCTTTAGACCTCATCTTAAACTTTATCGTAGAGGCGTTTAATTCGTAACTATAAACGTCCTCGAAATCTAAGACGCAGTTGTCTGATATTCTTATTAACTTCATAGGATTGGTTTTTGGTTTAAAAGTAAAAGGGGGGGCATTATAACACGCCTCACCCCCTTTTGTAATATCCCCTTATTCCTTGACTAGAAAGGTAAGTCAGAAGCTCCTGCCTCTTCTTTCTTTGCTGTTGGTTTCCAAGTGTCTACTTCTACGTAGTGTGTTTTACCATACTCGTCGGCTCCACCTTTCTTCTTTGCCAACTTCAACTTGATGTACTTACTTCCTTTGTACTCGTTGATGTGTTCTCCCGCTTCCGCAGTTAGTTTTGTAAGATTTACTGAGAATTCTACCATGTCTCCATCGAATTTCTCTGTTCCGTTTCCTACGTAAATTTTTGAGTTACTCATAGCTATTAGCTTTAAAATAATTAACAATTGCCTCTCTTTCTGATATATTTAAGTACTTAGCGATACGTCTAACGTGTTTTACTTTAAACTCGTCAGGCTTTGCTAGATACTTGTATAGGGTAGGTCGGCTTAACCCTAGTCTGTCTGATAACCAAGCAATATTTACTCCGTTCTCTGTTAGTTTTTCTCTTAGTGTCATAGAACATTCTTTACTAGGAATGAATCCACATCCTCTTCCTCTGTTATGAAGAATTTATTATACTGGTGAAGAAGGTACTTATACTCATCCCTCCCCCTATCCATGAATTCTCTACTGGCATAGTGTATAGCTACATTGTATGGAGCTTCTTTCTCCTGTGCTATAAACACAAACTCATCACAATCAAATCCGTCAGAGTAAAAAGCTGATTGCCTATCGTATCCGTAAGTCCTGCAACTGTGACCAAAACCATTAGGAGAGCAATCTCCCGTTGTTTTAAGGTCTACTAACACTTTTCCGTTTCTGTAGTCAGCCTTACCCTTGCAGAAAACTCCTGTATCGGAATCTTTCCAAGCGTTAGCTATCTCTGTCTCTCCATCTGGGTGTAGTAGGTCGCATACTTCTGGATGTGAAAATAACACGTCCTGCATCCTCATTATCCTATCGTACTCCTTCTGAAGTATTATCGTTGGCGCTTCGGGGTTGTCTCTAATAAACTCCTTATACCCTTTAGTAGTCCGAGTGGAGGAATTAAATACACAAACCTTATCCATGAACTCGTTAGGTTCTAACATGGCTACATGGTAGGCTCTACCGAAGGTCATGGGTTGGGTTTGCACTCGATACTGAGGGTTGTCTCTTAGAAACTTATAGGTGCGGGGGTCTTTCTTCATATTCCCTAACTGCGAGTTCGTAACGAAGTCGTAGTCAGAGTAGTAGAAAGAGTCGTCCTCTAAGTTGCTTATAAATTTAGACAAATCCATTAGGCTAGAGCTTTATCTATAGCCTTTTTGTGTGTTGGCGATAACTTGTAGTTGGCTAGTTTTTGCTTAACAACCTCTCCTTTACCATCTTTTATAGCTTCAATCATAGCCTCAAATTTATCCTCTGATAAAAGTTCCTTAGGCTTAGGTGTTGATTTTTTTTGAGGTTTATGAGTCTCTACGGCTCCGTTACCATCATCATCACCTGTAACTACACCAATAAATGATGCTAAAGCGTATCTCCTAGCGTATGATATAGCTGAACCAACTCCATGTGCGTCCTCTTTAGATGGGATATACATGGTGGACGATAAATATTCCCCACTAGAATGTATTAATATTGTAGTTAACCCTCCTACGTCTGTAGGCATCTGAATGATTGATAATTCATTTTCGGCTAATAGGTTACGTACAGAATCCCATACTGAACCTAAGTCTGCGTAGTTACTTTTAAAGAAGGGGTTTTTTGCGTTTTCCTTGGCAGGTCTTAATTTAGACTGCACTTTTGATAATGCTAGGGATAGATTCCCTATGCTTTCTGATTTCTCCATTTGGCTTAAATTTGGTTAACTTTTGTTTTACAAATATACTCATTTATTATCAATAATCTAATAATTATTTAGAAAAAGAATAATAATGTTTTCGGTTTACTAAGCGAATAAGAAGGTTATTAATTTATAACTTATCACGAAGAATATGACAGCTCTTATAGTTGCTGAAAAATCGTTAATTTTATCATCTCTACTCATCTTGTTTCTTTGTTAGGTTCATACGTTCAGCTACTGCGTCTATTTCTTCGAATACGTGTTCTATATACGACTCGTTATTACCTATAGCCTCTTCTAGTATTTGCATAGCTACGAAATCTGTAACTTCATAATTTTCTTGAACATCTTCTACACTCCAAAGACTACTAATCATATATCCTTGTTCAGCTAGTAATATCTTAGCTTCTCTAATTTTGTCTGCTTTACTTATCCTAGTCATGAGTTTATGTTTATATCGTTAATAGTCTTTATGGTATGCAAAACTCTCC